TGGATCGATCCTTTCCAAGGGATAGCTTTACACGCTCCATTTGGCTTTACCCACAAGTTCGCCATCTACCCGGATAAAGTACGCCAAAGGTTTAGCGCATCTTTTCTCCACAATCATCTTAGCTTGGTACTCCGGTAAACAGTCTGTGCAGATGTGTGATTGTCCGGGGCTGCTCTGCCTAGCCGCCTGTCTCCACAAAACGTATTGCTCTTGGCTATCAAAGCATTTGGGGTAATTTTTCATCGCCCCAGCCCCTTTTGACACTTATCGTTAAACTCACAAGCTGGTGGACTGACGCAATGGTTACAGATTGTGTCACTTTGTGCAGCGTTAACCTCTATCAACTTGTCTAGGTAATGCTTGGCTTTCTCCAGATCACGCATACCATTCTTTTCTTTGTACCTAGTAACATATTTGATAATGTTGCCCTCTAGGTATCCTAAACGATTCATGGTGATGTAATCCCACGGCTGGATTGGTTTCTGATAATGCTCTCCGTCTACTTGCTTGTCGTTTGCGCTCACGATGCTAATCTCCATAATCCAATCTGGCTAAAAGCGTAACCAGCCCATACCATGCCTGTAGGCATATTGCCTTTATAAAATTGCTCAATACTTACACATAGATATGCTATTCCGGTTGCAGCGATTAGCCAGCCACTCATAATTTATCCTTTTTTTTACTTGCGTAGGGTGATTCATTCCGATGCTCTTTGCAGATGGTACATCGCCAGCGTTTGATCTTGTTTCTGACGATGTACTCACCCTCTGTAGGCTTACGGTACTGGTTGCAGTTGCTACAGAATTTATCCATCAAAACGGTGCGTCATCAGCCATGTCAGCAACACTAGCCGCCTTGCGTGGTGCTTGAGCAACATCATCCCGTGGCTTTGGCTCAAACAGGCTAAACCATCCGTCCGAGCCTACAGGCATAGTCTCTAGCTTGAGTGCCAACCCGCCTGATTTGGTGGACATGACGATGCCACACTTAACCCAGCGTTTCTTTTCCTGACCGTTTTTGTCGGTATATGTGCCTGTACTTGCCATGACTTCGTATTGGATACTCATTTCGTTCTTTCCTTTAAGCCTGTTACGGCGCTATTTACTTCGTTTAAAAACTCCTGCACTACACTTTCCATTTTGCTGATGTACTCATCATCCCTCTCTAGCCGGACGATAAATAACTGTAACCCGTCTGGGAGTCTGGGGTCAAAACTCACAAAGTCGCACCATTTACGTCCTGTAACTGCCATCTGGCTTTGCATCTGGTTTACATACTTTGTTGGCGGTTTGTCCTGCCGGATGTAGTCTATGTGGGTAGATGTGTTTGGACATTTGATCTCAATTAGCCCGTCCTCACCCACATAACCGTCTGGTGAGCATCCAAACATAGGTATCGTAGGATGGTCTACAAAGGCTACTTGCTCCACTAATGAGCCTGTCTTGACCTCATACTCTACCCTTGCTTGCGCCTCATGGTCTACACCCCATTGCATTGCAGCATTGGTAAATGACTCCGTTTTTACGCTGGTTAACCGTTCTGCAATCAGGTCAGCCATGTAGTTCTGATAAGCGGCTGTTGTGGTCTTAGCCATGACATCCGACACACGGGAGGCTGTAACCTTCCCGGCGCGGAGTGCAAACCATTCTGGTGAGCCTTGTTCAATCATTTGTAGCCGCCATGAGTTCGGTTTTACGAGCCTCTTTAGCTACGTTCAGCTTGGCAAACGCCTCTTTGTCATCCTTAAACAGTTTGTACGCAGCGTTAAACTGAGTCTTTAAGGTTTCAATATCAGCAGCCTCTTTAATACCTTTAAGTGCCACTTCCACATCCGCACCCGCAGAACTGTCGATAGCGTCATGCTCTACGATTTCAAGGGCTGTAACCCACAAGTAACGGCGGATGTATGTTTGTACTGCGCCAAGGTTTTGCACAGCGTGGCAGCCTTTTAACGCAGCCTCAGACATAGGGCTAGTAATCTCAATCTTGCTCAAGTCACTCATGTCTACAATCGTAAGCGTAGCCAGATCATTTGTGTAGCTGATCGTGCCGCACAATCCCAGACCGTTAAAGATGTTCTGGATCGCAGGGATAAAGTCTCCCAGTTCAAAGTATTTGTACCCGGCAAACTTGTTATGACCGGACTTTGACAGGGTTGTGTTTTGCAAGTCAATACGCGCTTGCATGAGTTTTTTGTAGACGTTCATTTGATTGCCTTGTAAATGTGAGCCTCGATCTTGTCCAGCAACTCGCAGACGGTAGGATCAAAACTGTAGTAGTTTTCTGAAACGGTTTTGAGCAGACCCATGACAAAGTGCTTGTCTGTCATGTGCTTTTCCCAGAACTCTTTGTCTTTAACTGGATACTCCCCATCGACAAAGGCTTGGACTACACGGGAGTTCATTTCAAGATTCATAGCAACTCCAATACAAAGATTGCGCCAGCAGCAAAAGATGCAATTGCGTACAGTACTGCGTCATAGATTTCTATTGTTTTCATGTTGTGTCCTTGGTTACAGAGACTCTATTGTGCTTAATTGTGTACATTATTTATATTAGGACTTTCCCTAATTGACTTAAAACTCAAACTCCTTTACCTCATATCGTCCTTTAGAGTTTTTCCACCAGCCCTGTACAAGCACTCTCCAGCCAGAGCGCAGCATTTCAGGAAAAGCCTCGGATGCCTCAATCTTCTTAATCCTGCTAGACATATTGGACTTACTGGTAACTTGTACCGCTACCGTTTCTCCGTTGCCAATGCACAAGAGGTCAATACAACCGTACAGATCATGTCGGCGCTTGGTGAAGTAGTTGTAATGGTCGCAATTAGCTACTTGGTAGCCGAGCGACTTCATAAGAGTAATCGATCGTTGGCTGGGTGTCATTTCGTTTTCCTATAAGGACTGGTTGCTCTTTGTACTGGATACCCGCTAAAGCGTTTTGTTGGTCTGTAATGCCTGTTAGATACTTGGGAGCATCTACGGGCGCTCCAGACTGTTTAATGCCTCTGTAGCGGGTCTGAAACTCCTTGGCTACAAACGCCCACTCCTTTTCCTCTTTCTTGCCCAGATGCACCCATCCGCCCATGTCTTGTATGACTTTATGGATAATCGGGTCTTGGAAGGCAACGCTGCGGTATGTGCCTACTGTACGGACAGAATGGTCTACTGTTGACCAAGCCTCTAAAGCCGAGTCTACTGTTGTCCCGCCAATCAGTTTTACAACATCTGCGGGTTTAGGTAGAAACTGCCCGTTGTCAGGGTTTAACAAGTGCCGAGCAAGTGCATCCTTTACAGCCTTTAGATCGTACTGGCGCAAAGCCTCAAACCAGATTCGCAGGAGCATCGTGCTGACTTCTTTGCCATATACGCTAAACACCCCAGACATATAGGTAGCAAACTCTTTTTTGTCATCATCAACCATTTATAAATACCTCCGCAGCTTGTCTATTGGATGCCTCCAGCGCCTGTTGCTTGCTTGCCTTATGTTGCACCCACTCAGCTTTAAAACTTGTCCAGCCTCTTGTACAAGTCTCTGCTAGTGCGTTCTCTAGTGTCCACATGGCTAGGTTTGCTTGGGTCTTAATGTTTTGCAGGGCTGACTCTGTCAATGGCGCTTTCTTGGATGCTCTCAGTTTGCAGAAGTCATCCCACACTTGGTCTGATACTTCGTCTGGCTTTTGTACACCAGACGTACGCTTTACGGTACGGGGCTTATCCATACCTTGCTCTATGTAAAACAAGACTTGTGACCCTAACGTGCGGTGATTAGCCTCTGCGTGTGCGGCGATTAGCTTACGCAGTTCGGCAGGAAGTCGGATTGATACTGTTGCGTCTTTAGTCATTAGCATTCCTTAAATAATTTGCACATCTTGCTCCAAGCGTCATCCCACTCATGCGCGTCATCTGCATAGCCAAGTTCTTTAGCCGCAGCCACAAGACGCTTATTAAGGTCTGTCAGTCGCTTAATCTCAGCCTCGCACTCCTTGGCATATCGCCAGCCTTCACGCTCTGATTGACGTAGCAGGTCATCGGGTGTTTGTTCAGGCATACATCTACCATCACATACCACTTGTCCTATACCTCCGCAATATTTACAAAGTTTCTCTTGCTCAACACTCAGCCCGTTCGGACGATAAGCCATGTCGGATGTGTCCCAAGGCTCATGTATAGATTTGTCCGTTCCGTGTACACGTTTTTCGGATGTGTCTACATTTTGCAATTTTGTAAACATATCATGCTGTCCAGTTTCGTATCCCTCTTGGTAATACCCTGCCTTTTGTTTGGACAAAGTACGCTCCTTTACCAGTTTGGCAAAATATTCCAAGTCCGAAATATGTACATCTGCTTCCCCCGTAGACGGTGAAAAAAACATTTCGTCATCTTGGTACATACCAGACGCTAGTGCAATGCTGATTACATCTTCTGTTTTCATACTACCTCCGCTTGGTTAATTCGTTCGCCAATCCACTTCATAACTGGTACTGCCATACTGTTTCCTAGTGCTTTGTATCTTGGACCATCAGGCGATTCTGGTTTATTACGCCACGGTATGTTTGTGTAGTTGTCAGGAAAGCCCTGTAATCTTTCGCACTCTACTGGTGTTAAGCGGCGTACTGCCATGTTTTGTGCAATTCCAGAGTGTTGTGAGCAAGTTAAACTTGCTGATGTTTCTGTGCTGAAATTCATTTGATCTGGCATTGCATCAATGTGAAATGATATTGGCTGCGCTACCCCATGTCTATCTGTCTTTGTAAGGCATGGTGCAACATCGTGCATTGGCTCTACTGCATTGCCTCCGTTTTCAGGTTTGCGACCTATCCAGTTTCCGGGTATGCCGTAGCTAGGCTGAACAACAAACGCAGGATTTTGCGTTTCGCCTCCTGCACCAGTATTCCTACTTATGCAGCTTGCCACTTGATCCGGTTTGATATTTCCAATGGCGGGTGTTGAGTAAGTGCTAATCATGGTTTCGGTTTCTGGGTCGTAACGCTGTGCAATGCCTCTTGTAAGAGTTTTGGCAACTTCTTGCCTCTTTTCTCTGCTCGGCGCAGGATGCCCTGACAAGCTGTGGCGCTCAAAAAGAACCGCTGCGGCACTTCTCCAGTCTCCAAGACATCCGATAACGAACACACGGCGGCGGCGCTGTGCCACTCCAAAGTATTGAGCGTCAAGAACTCTGTAGGCGAACCCATACCCGAGTTCCCCCAGCGCCCCAAGGAAGGTTGCAAAGTCTCCCCCCCCCCCTGATGACAATACGCCGGGGACGTTCTCCCAAACCAGCCATCTGGGGCGATATTTGTCAGCAATGGCAAGATAGGTGAGCATGAGGTTGCCACGCGGGTCATCCAATCCCTTTCTGAGTCCTGCGACTGAGAATGATTGACAGGGAGTTCCTCCGACAAGAAGGTTAATTGATCCAATGTCCCACTCCTTAAATTTAGTCATGTCCCCTACATTGGGAACGGTTGGATAATGATGTGCCAAAACACCAGATGGAAATGGCTCAATTTCAGAGTAAGCAGCAGCCTCCCATCCTAAATCATGCCAAGCTACAGTTGCAGCCTCAATCCCAGCGCAAACTGAGAGATACCTCATATCGCCTCCGCTATCTGTTGCTCAATCTGGGTACGGATAGAGTCTGTTAGCTTGCGCTCTAACCATACAGCACGTTTGCCACGCATATCTAATATCTCGTAGTCAAACTCTACATAGCCGTAGTAATCCAAGTCTGATACTTCGTTTTGCATAAAGCTGCCAGACTGCCTGTAAACGTGGGTTACGCCTATCTTGGCAGGGATTCCTGTTATGCGTGTTTCTATTATGTTTTGGTACATGGTTTCTCCTTGGTTTGGTCTATGTATTAAATTGTATACATTTCAGCACAAATAAACATAGGTGTTTTCCCTAATAGATATTATTATTTTTCGTGTATAATTACGTTATTATCAGATTGGACACCTGATGAAGAAAGACCGCTTTAGAATGTGCCTCGCCCCGAAAGGGGGTCAAACCTAAAAAGTTTGGTGTCCAACGGGGTACAGACTAAAGCGGTTTTTTATTGTCCCGTACTCCACACGATAGTAAGAGCCTAGATGGGCTGCGTGGAAGTAAACATAGGCTATACAGCACCCGTATGCAAGCCTCGCTGACTTAAATGGGTACAGCACAAGATACAGGGACATGGTGATACAAGACCTGTACTCGATTGAACATTAACCCCGGTAGGACTGGTGTATATACATAATATATACATGGGTCAGGCAGATAAAGCGTAGGAAACTACAGGCTTATCACCCTTGGGGAAGGTATTGTGTTAATGTTTATATGTGGGGCTAGGCTTTAGCAACCTAGTAGTATCGGGTGGTAAAAGCAGACCTAAGTTCTTTGGCAAGCACTTGCACTCTTTGCCACTCATGTTTTATTTTCTAATTGGAAATCCTGCTTTATGGAAACCCACAACTCATCTGGAAACAAAATGTACAAAGGTTTTAGCTTGCACAGCGTAGTGTCCAGACCGAACTCAATGGCTATTCTGGAAAAACCTAGCTTGATCGGTGGACACCATATACAGTCTCTCTATGCAAAAAAACCACAATCTATTGTGGATAAGGCAAAAAAGTAGTAACATTTGCGTGGGGAAGTGTTCTCCGCACTTTCTTGTATGTCTCCTTGGTTCTTTGCCCGATTCAGTTCGGGCTTTTTTTGGTGATAACGTGATCCCGAAAAAACTGCATATTGTCTGGGTAGGTGATGAATCTAAAAGACCTGATAATTGCATTAACACTTGGCGTACTCATAATCCTGATTGGGATATTAAAATATGGGGCAATGCTGACCTAGCTAACAATGCTTGGCGCAATGCTCGCCATATGCAGGATATGTGGAAACATGAGTTGTGCGGCGTAGCTGACCTCATGCGGTACGAGATACTGTACGAGCATGGTGGCTTTGCTGTAGACGCTGATAGCGTGTGTGTAAAGCCATTGCCAGACTGGTTGCTAGAGGCAGATGAGTTTACTTGTTGGGAGTCTGAGCATGAACGTCTTGGACTACTGGCGATTGGCTACCTCGCAGCGCAAAAGGCAAGTCCGTTTATCGGGCAGATCATTGAAGACATATACGCAGACAAAACGGTTGTTGACAGACCCGCCTGGCAGAGTACAGGACCAGCAAGGCTTACCGAAATCTGGCAAAGATTTAAATACGGATTAACCATATACCCAAGTCATTACTTCATACCCAGACATTTTGCGGGTGCTGAGTACAAGGGTACTGGACACGTTTTTGCTAAACAGTTTTGGGGCAGCACACACGGCATTTACGACAGTCTCTATATGTCCGAGGCGATAGATGAGCGCGAGTAACCTGTTTCTAGTTTCTAGTGCGATATGTACAAAATTTGGCGCGTCACCGGAACAAAGAGCCGAGCAGACTGTTCAAACTATCAAGAGTATTCGTGAGCGTGTAGACGCTGATATATGGGTGCTAGAGGCATCCAATTACGAAGTACCGAAAGAATATCTTGATATGCTAGACGCAAAAGTTATCCCGTTGTGGGATTATGCGCCTGTACAAAACGCGCTAGAGTCTGGCAGAAACATTGGGTTTGTAAAGTCAGCTACGGAATCTGCCATCATTCGGCACGTTATCCAAGAGCCTCTACCATACGAACGTGTGTACAAAATATCAGGAAGGTACACGCTAAACAACCATTTCAATCAAGACGCACACAAAGCGCCGGGTAAATGTGTTTTTAAACGTGTTATGCAAACAGGCTTTGCAGAAAAAGAATGTGGCACTAACGGGATGCTAATGGCAACCCTATGGTCGTTCTGCCCTACTATCAAAGATCAGGTTGCAGACGTTCTCAAGCAGATTGAGGACTATATGTGGGAGTACTATGGTAACGGCAAGGTTGCCGACATAGAACACGGGTTCTGGAAGTTTATGCCTAAAGACTTGTTTATCCAGCTTGATACTACAGGTGTGCATGGCATGATCGGACACTTAAACAGCTATATACAACATTAGAGGTCAATATGCCAAGCGTAAGCAAAGCACAAGCATCTTTTATGAAAGCTGCGGCTAATAATCCTAAGTTTGCCAAGCAAGCAGGAATCCCGCAGAAGGTAGCCAAAGAATATATGGCTGAAGACAAAAAGTCTGGTAAATACATGGCAAAGGGTAAAAAATGAAGATGAAAAGCAAAGATAAAAGCAAGTGTACCGATAGCGGTATGCGCGTTAAGCAAGCACAAATGGCTGCTGGCGGCAAGAAGATGAAAAATGGCGATTACGCCAAGCAGTTAAAGAAAGAAGAAACGGGAATGTACTGATGAAATGCCCTGCCTCTACTCAAGACGTTAAGCTAAATCTTAAAAACCGTAATTGGGCGTTTAAGAATGTAGGCTATGGTCCTGCTAACCCAGAGGAAGAATCACCTATATTTTGGGCTGAACGTGCTAAAGAGTGGAATACCACAGAGGACGAGGCTAAGACAATGCGCTGCGGCAACTGCGCGGCTTTTATTGTCACGCCGGAAATGTTGGACTGCATCGTTGGTGGACTTGGCTCGGGATCAGGTGGAGACGAGTACGAGGCGATTGTAGACGCTGCTGACCTTGGCTACTGTGAACTGTTTGAGTTCAAGTGTGCCGCAGAGCGCACCTGTTCTGCATGGCTAGTGGGTGGTCCTATCAAGAGGATTCCCACTAAGCGCCAGAAAGAGATGACAGCAATGGCTAAGATGGAATACGAGAAAGGTGAGGACGATTATGACTAAAGGACTCTACAGCAACATTAATGCTAAACAAAAGCGCATTAAAGAAGGCTCAGGCGAGAAGATGAATAAAGTCGGTAGCAAGGCAGCACCGAGTGCTAAAGACTTTAAGGCAGCCGCTAAAACGGCTAAGAAAAAATGATTAAGCGTGGAAAGGAAACTTTCTCGGGGTTTAACAAGCCTAAACGTACACCTAGTCATCCTACTAAGTCTCACGCTGTATTGGCTAAATCAGGTGAGGATACAAAACTCATCCGCTTTGGTCAGCAGGGTGTAAAGGGTAGCCCAGAAGGTTCTGCCCGTAATGAGTCATTTAAAGCCAGACACGCTAAAAACATTGCCAAGGGCAAGATGAGCGCAGCGTTCTGGGCTGACAAGGTAAAGTGGTAGCATGGCTTGGATACTCGTCCTGTTTGTATGTATAGCAGGAGAGTGTCAATTTGTAACTGCGGAAGATATATTCTGGTCGGAAAATAAATGCCTAGCCCAGTTGTCGGCAGTTATAACTGAACTACAACAAATCGGTACGGCTGTTGGTGTTTGTATAAACGTAAATATTGTGTAATGCAAGTGCATTACTTGTGCTGAATTGCATACATTAGGTGGATTATGACTCTTGAGGAACTGCTAAGGAGGTTTAATTTACCTTCCCCGCTTGACAGCCTCAAGCGCACAGGTCGGGGTGCTGTAGACGTAGCTGAAGGAACATTTAACGCTGTCACTCGCGGAGTGCCACAGCAAGCTACAGGATTTGTAGATTTAGCCGCATTGCCTTTTACTATGTCTGGATTGCTAGACGAAAAGGATGTTGTTGGCGGAACTAAGTATTTGACTAAGCGTGGTTTATTACCGCAAGAAACAAAGAATATTGGTGGACAAAGCGCTGAGATGGCTTTGTCTATGGCTAGTCCTGCTGGTATGGTCAAGGGCGGTTTGCTTGGTCTAGGTGCGCTTGGAATGGCTACAGGCAAAGGCGCCAAGTCTATAAACAATTATTTGGTTTCTACGCCTAAAAACCCAAATCCCGCTGTCGGAACCCGATATGAAACTCAGTTTACTGGTGGTCTATTAGATAAAACTCCTGTTAATTATGAAGATTATCTTGGCTCAAGTGCCATGATAATGCCGTGGGATAGTTCAAGTAGAAACGTATTGGTAAACTCTGTTTCCGACATTGATTTGCCAACTAAGTCTCTTACTCATGGTGGCGGGGATTATGCAAGGGATGTTGTTCATCAGTCTCAGCCCGTACCCGTAGCTGGCGCATCTGGTAGAGAAATTGCGGAAAGAATTAAAAACCGCGAGACTCAAGCAATAAAAGAAAATTTAGAGGCTGGCGGTACAGGAAAGATTATTCACTTGCCTTCAACAATGGGCGAGTTTGCTGAAAACTTTTCAGTACAGCCTACAGACATTTTGCTTGGCATTATAGATAAGGCTGGAGCAAGCAAAGCGTCTCTAAAAGAGTTAAACAATAGCATTAAGAATTACGTTGTGCTAAACAAAAAAGCCGATGGCACAATGGAAAAAACTTATCCGTTTAAAAACTTTAAGGGTGTTGAGACTGAGGCAGGAAGGATGCAGCTTTATACCGGAACAGGAATAGATACAAGCGCCGGAAATTTAAGAAAAGCATTAACTAACAGAATGTATTTAAAAGGAAACCAAGAAACATTTGGTTTTAATTCTGAAGACTTAATTAATTCTATTGTTGATCCCGCATTAAAAGGCGTTCCTAAAGGTTATGTTGGAAACACGGTTATTGAAGGCACGCCCGGCGGTATGGTCCTAAGCGAGTCAAAAAACCCCACATACAATACAGACTTTAGTGGTGGATACAAAGGCACATTAGGGCAAAGCGTACCAGTTGAGATTTTAATGCCAAAGACGTTTGACAAGATTTCTAAAGAATTTGCAAACAAGCGCGGTGATTTACGCACCAATGTGTTGGGCGCAATGGAAAAGCGTGGTAGCAATATTTCAGAGATTATTGACGATCAAGTGTTACAAAACCTTTTGGATTATTTAAAAGCTAATCCGGTGCGGTAGGGTCTGGGTACTGATCTGTCATAATAGACTGAAGGGTAATAATGGCATCTTGAATTACAGCAAAAAATTCATCGCCATCAAGTTTTAATAGCTCTTTATCAAAATCAATTTCTGGTACGTTGTCAACAAATTCAATAGTAATTTTCATATCACTCTCCGTTTGATCTAAAATAGCATTTAAGTACAATTAAGTACACTAGGGGAAACCCTAACCGATGACCCAATAGGAGTCGGAATGGACAGTAAAATAGGTGAAGTTACAGAAACCAAGCGTATGCCGCCCAATGCGGGTAAAGGCAGACCAAAGGGTGCTTTAAACCGCCATACAACCTCCGCTAAGGAGGCAATTGCTATTGCGGCTGATAAGCTAGGTGGTGCAGAGAGACTCGTCTCATGGGCGCAGGAAGACCCTGCAAACGAGAGAGCATTTTGGGCAACAATATATCCTAAGCTATTACCGCTGCAAGTAAGCGGAGAAGATGGTGGACCAATACAGGCGGTGATCCGGTGGCAGAACGAGAAATCGTAATAGACTATTCACCGAGAGCGCCACAGAAAGAGATACATCAGGCTGTTGATGACAACCGATTTGTCGTAGTGGTGGCGCATCGTAGGATGGGTAAGACGGTATCGGCTATCAACCAGTTGATTAAGTCAGCCGTTGAGTGCGATAAGGAACGTCCTAGATACGCCTACATAGCGCCGACATACAGTCAGGCAAAGCGTGTAGCGTTTGATTACCTTACGCATTACACCAGACCGTTAGGTGCTGTGGCAAACATCAGCGAATTGCGAGTTGACTTCTGGGATCGCAGGATACAGTTGTATGGGTCTGAAAACCCAGACTCCTTGCGTGGACAGTATTTCGATGGCGTGATTCTGGATGAGATTGGGGATCAAAACCCTAAGATATGGAACGAAATTATCCGCCCGGCATTAGCTGACCGCCAAGGTTGGGCTATGTTTATCGGTACGCCAAAGGGTCAGAATCACTTTAAAGACTTACGCGACAGAGCAGAAACAGAGCAGGGTTGGAAACTCTTAGAGTTCAAAGCCTCGCAGACTCAGATTGTCAATCAGGATGAGTTAAACGCTGCCAAGCGCGAGATGGGCGATGAGAAGTACGAGCAAGAGTTCGAGTGCAGCTTTAGCGCAGCGGTGGAAGGTAGCTACTACGGTAAACAGGTAAACGAGTTAGAGTCTAAGGGTCAAGTCTGCAATATAGAGCGAGATGACCTTTGTAAGACCTATGTGGCTTGGGACTTGGGTATGGGTGACAGTACCTCTATCTGGGTGGCTCAGACTGTAGGGCAAGAGATTAGGTTGCTAGACTATATCGAGAATCATGGTCAAGGCTTAGATTGGTATGTACGAGAGTTGACCAATAGAGGCTGGCACAAAGCGCCTCAGTTGTTACCGCATGATGTCCAAGTACGGGAGTTAGGTACAGGACGCTCCAGACTAGAGGTGCTACAAGATGCGGGATTGGATTGTACGGTTGTACCTAGACTTGGCGTGGATGATGGCATCCAAGCGGTGCGTAGGCTACTGCCTCGCTGCTGGTTTAATGCTCAAGCAACCAAGCAGGGATTGGACTGCATACGAAATTACAGACGGGAGTTTGACGAGAAACGCCAAGTTTTTTATGACAAGCCACTACACGAC